GGCGTGAGCAGCAGGACAAAGCCGATCAAGGCCAGTGCCGTGAACACGCTGGCGGGGTAGTACAGGGCCGCATAGTAGGCGGCCGGCAGCGCCCCGGGACGGACCAGCAGCCCATAGACCAGGTACTGCGCGGCCGCCCCGGCGGCGATCAGGGAAAGGGCGAGGGCCAGCAGCAGCCAGCCCACCGGGTGGCGGGGCCGGCGGCTGGCCAGCACCGCCCCTACCGTGCTCGACAACCTTTCTACCTGGGCGTATGCTCATGACCTGGGGAACGGTCCCCCAGATCGAGAGAGGGAATGTCATGGAAGTCGGGTACGCGAGGGTAAGCACGGAAGACCAGAAACCGCAGCTCCAGCTTGACGCGCTGGCCAAGGCCGGCGTCGAGACCGTTCACCAGGAGCACGCCTCGGGGGTCGCCAAGCATCGGCCCGAGCGTGACCGCGCGCTCAAGGCGCTGCACGCTGGCGACCGGCTCACGGTCTGGAAGCTCGACCGGCTGGGCCGTTCGGTGATCGAGCTGAATGAGATCGTTCAGGATCTCAAGGCGCGCGGCGTCAAGTTCCGCTCGTTGACGGAAGCTATCGACACGAGCACGGCGCAGGGCGAGCTGTTCTTTCAGATCCTCGCAGCGTTCGCCCAATTCGAGCGGTCGCTGATCGTCGAGCGCACGCGCGCCGGCTTGGCCGCGAGCAAGGCGAACGGTGGAACCCCTGGCGGGACGGCGCCGTTCGGATTCGAGGCGGATCACACAACGATCAATGAGGGCGAGTCCACGCTGTTGTTAGAGGCGACCATGCGTCTGCTCTCTAAGCAGCCATTGAGCCGGATCGTTGACGACTGGAATGCCCGCGAGGTTCGGACACGCAACGGTGACACCTGGCATGTCACGAGCCTACGGCGCCAGCTCATGAATCCGCGCGCCGTCGAGATCGTCGGCCAGGACAGCTACGACGCACTCTCGCGGCTGTTCAAGGCTCCGGAGCGGCAGAAGCAGGGAAGGCCAGCACAGCACCTACTGTCAGGGATCTTGCGCTGTGCGTTGTGCGGACAGCCGATGTATGCGAAGCACCCTGGCAAGGGCGACGCACTCGTGTACGCCTGCCGCAAGGGAACCACCAGCGGCGGCCGGTTCCGGGGCTGTGGCCAGATGAGCGTCAACTACGACCAGGCTGACCGTTGGGTGACTGACGCATTCGTCGCGGCTGTCACGTCGCCCATGCTGCCGGAGCTGATCTCGGCGCACAGTGACAAGGGCATGGACGAGCTAGCCGCCAAGCTGGCCGTAGACCGCGAGGAACTACAGCAGCTAGCCGCCCTCAAGGGCGAGGGCAGATTCACGATCGCCGAATGGCTGACCATGCGCGACCCGATCGAGGCCAGGATTCGAGAGGCTGAGAGCACACTCGCTAGCAGCAGCTCTGACGACGTGTCGGCGCTGCGCACGCTACCGCGCACGGCCGACGCTGTACGGGCGCTGTGGGGCTCGTGGGACGTTCCTACGCGCCGCGCACACCTCCGGCGTCTGCTGGTGGGCGTGACCGTCAAGCATGGTGCCACCCGAGGGGCACCGATGGATGAGCGGCTCGACCCCGAGTTCCGCACCTGAGCGGTAGGCGCCACCCGAGGCCCGTGCTACGGCGCGGGCCTTTGGTTTGCGCACGAGGTTGACGGCTGTACTACCAGCCGGCAGAGCCGGCCGGGTATCTCCGGATCGACCACGAGCGGAGCGGTCAAGGCCGCCGTAGGCGCGAGCGTAGCGAGCTTGGCCTTGACGGCGAAGCGAGGGGGCGATACCTCCGGCTGCCTCGTGCGAATGGCCGGCGCGGAGCGCAAGGCCATTGTCTACCACCCCTATACAGCGCGGGCGCGAGAGTGTTACGGGCGGTAGGGGGTGTCACAAACGGAGGGGGACAATAGGCGCTAGTAGCGTCGTTTCCTCGGGGGATTCCGTGGCGTACATGATGATCACCAGCCTTGCGTTGCCGCCCGATCTACGCGAACGAATTGAGAGGGCGGCTATCGAACGCGAGCAAACCTTCTCTGCGTTTATGCGCCTTGCCGCTCGGAGGGAATTGGAGCGTATTGAGCGCGAGGCTGCCAAGCCTACTGTGATCGAGGACGAATGAACGTTGACGAGTGGGTGATCAAAGCTCGGCGTAGGCAGGGCCTACCTGACCACGTCGAGGAATTGTCCCTGCTCGTCGAATTGGCTGCACTCATTGTCAAGCAGGAAGAGGAATCAAATTCTCTTTTATCCGAGGGCAAGGGTAGTAAGGAGGTGAAATGAACCTGAAGCTGACGCAGCGCGAAGTGAAGTACCTACACGATCTACTGGAAAGGGAAGCCAAGAGAATCAGGAACGAGGGCGGAAGCCGTCCGCTTATTCTGAGTCACTTGATCCACGAATTGTGGGAAGCCAGAGTCCACCCGACTGCTGACTGACAAACTGCGACCGCCCCCTGGGAGCGAGAACCGGGGGGCGGTTGCCGAACACGAGGAACAGCGCCATGACGAGTATACACGAGGAACCCGTGATCTATCCGAGCCCGTCTAACCCAATGGCCGTGGCTCGAAGGATCATTCAAGATCACCAGCTCCGCGATCGTCGGGAAGGTCTTCTGACAATCCGATGGTGGCGCGGCAGCTTCTACGAATGGAAGCATAGCCATTGGATCGAAGTCGCTGACGCCGATATTCACTCGAAGCTCTATCATATCCTAGAGCGTGTCCACTACGAAAAGAAAACCAAAGACGGCTTCGAGCTGGCACCGTGGGAACCGACGCGCAACAAGATTCAGAACGTCGCCCATGCGTTGCTAGGGATTACGTTCCTCAGCGAACACGTTGAACCGCCGGCCTGGATCGAGGGCGCAAACGACGACGGCAACGTGCTCGCAATGAGTAACATACTCTTGAGTCTGGAGGGCACTCGCCGACAGAAGATTCGACAGACTCCTTGCCATTTCAATATGTTCGCAGTGCCGTACGACTATGAACCAGACGCACCCGAGCCGGAGCAATGGCTAGAGTTCCTTCACCAGCTCTGGCCGAAGGACGAGCAATCAATTGCACTCCTGCAAGAATGGTTCGGCTACATTCTCTCCAGTGAAACCGATCAGCAGAAGATTCTTCTACTGGTCGGCAAGCGGCGAGGTGGCAAGGGCACGATCGCTCGTATCCTGACAGCACTCGTTGGCAAGGAGAATACGGCAGGCCCCACGCTGGCAAGCCTGGGCACGAACTTCGGACTGTCGCCATTGCTCGGTAAAGCAGTCGCGATCGTGAGTGATGCGCGACTAAGCGGCAACGTCAGTACGATTGTCGAGCGATTGCTTTCAATCAGCGGTGAGGACGCATTGACAGTGGATCGCAAATATCGAGAGCCGTGGACAGGGCGTTTGCCAAGCCGATTCACGATTATCTCCAATGTGCTTCCGAATCTCGGAGACCCGTCTGGTGCCATTGCGACACGATTCCTTGTGCTCTTGTTTGAGAAGAGTTGGCTTCACAACGAGGATAAGAAACTCGAAGGCAAACTAAAGCAAGAGCTGCCAGGAATCCTCAATTGGTCATTAGACGGTTTGGATCGACTGCGCAAGCAGGGCCACTTCACCGAACCGCAAACAAGTGAAGACGCTGTTACAGAAATGGCAGACCTGGCAAGCCCCGTCACCGCGTTTGTTCGGGAGAAGTGTATTGTTGGACCGCAGTTTGAGGTTGACTTTGATTCGCTCTATTGGGCGTGGAAGTCATGGGCCGACGAGAACGGCCGGAAGGTGTCGAGTAAGCAGACCTTTGGCCGCGATCTTCGGTCGGTGGTCTTTGGGATCAAGGTGCGACGCCCGCGTGAGGGCGAGACACAGCGCCGGGTGTATGAGGGCATTGATCTCAGTGGAGATAACAGTGGAGGGAGTCGCGGCTCAAGCGACTCACGAGGGCTCCAGGGGGGCTCTGAGTCGCGTGAGTCGCGCACTTCTCAATGTAGTCTCTACCGCTGCGACTGGTGCGGGAACGAGGTGAGCGCCTACAACGACCTGCACGGCATGCCGTGCTCGTGTAAGGAAGGCCGCCTGAAGCTCAAGAGGTGAGAAGTGTGCAGAAGGCTGAGGGTCCGGCCCTGAGCCGTGACGAGCTGGTCGTGCTCGTCCGCGAGGCCGTGCGCGGGATCGTCGAGCACACGCCCATGACCGAAGACCAGGCGATCAAGGGACTCGATCTCGCCTTCGAGATGGATCGCGCGAAGGTGATGCTGTACGAGGATGCCGCCGTGGTCGTGTTCGATGTGGATCAGGTGCTCGCGTCGATCGAGCGGAAGAAGCTCAAGCTACTCGCTCGCGCACCCTGGAATTGATCTCTACACACTGCAATAGCAAAAGGCCCGACCAGACGGGCGGCTAACCTACACCCTGGCCGAGCCTTTGCGCGTCCATTATACTGATCAGATGGGCGGCTACCCTTCTGAAAGAGGTATCCGCCATGAATCGCCAAGAACGCAAAGCCCGACTGCGCGAGCTTCAGAATTGGGTTGAAGAGCAAAACCGCGAATTCCAGGATGAGCCATTCCCGGACGAAATCCAGAACGCCTGGGAAGCCAACAACCGGGAATTGACCGAGCACACAATCATCCTCCGCGAATTGGAGGAACGCGATGAGCGTGTTGCTCGTGCCAGTGGTGCTTTCCGTGGCGGGCCGACCAATACGCCGGAAGTTCTGCGCAACACCGACCGGGTCTACGATTGGTGCGCCAGCCAGGGCATGATCCGCAGGGACGATGGCAACCTGTCTTTCGGGCGGTACCTGCGCGGCATTGCCACCGGGAATTGGGATGGCGCCGATGCCGAGCGAGGCTTGCTTGAGGGCACCTCGACGGCTGGTGGCGTTTTGGTTCCGACGCCGCTCGCGGCCAACATCATCGACAAGGCTCGCAATGCTACTCGGGTCTTTCAGGCCGGCGCGGTGACCGTGCCAATGAAGGCGCAGACACTCAAGGTGCCAAGGTTGACGGTGGACAACACGCCGGCATGGCACTCTGAGGCCGGCTCACTCAGCCCGGCGGATTTGACGTTCGACAGTGTCACCTTCACCGCGCAAACGCTCGCGCGAGTGATCAAGCTGTCCGTCGAGCTGTTCGAAGACGCAGACCCGAGCGCGCAGTCGGTGATCGAGAATTCCTTCGCCAAGCAGATCGCGCTCGAAGTTGACCGCGTTGCCCTGCGTGGTTCCGGAACGTCGCCCGAACCTCGCGGCGTGCTAAACCAAACTGGCGTGACCACCACCACGCACGGCGCCAACGGTTCCACAATTGGTTCGCCAGTGGCGGCCGGCGTGATGAACTGGGAATTCCTCGGACAGGCTACCGGGATTGTGCGCGGGCAGAACTTCGAACCTAACGCGCATATCATGGCTCCGCGTACGCTGCAATCTCTCTCGCTCGTGCGTGACACCACGAACCAATTCCTGCGCCCGCCGCCGCTGCTCGACAATATCGAGCGGCTGACCACGAACCAGATTCCAATCACGTTGACGGTTGGTACCTCGACCGATTGCAGTGAAGTTTACACTGCCGATTGGACGCAGCTCATGGTCGGCATGCGGACGGAATTCAATCTGCAATTCCTCCGCGAGCGGTTCCTGGCTGACACGCTGGAATACGCCTTCCTTGCGTACCTGCGTGCTGACATTCAATTGTCGCAGCCGAAGGCGTTTAACGTTGACACTGGCGTTCGATCCTAATAGGAGCGGTCATGCGCTGGCCATGGAGTAAGCGTGAACAGCGCTACGTGAACCCGTGGCGTGAGATCGAACGTCAGCAGTCGTACGGGCTGAATGAGCTGCTGGCTATCTCGGGCGTGCCGAGCTACTCGGGCGTCAGTGTCACGGAGGACAGCGCCATGCGGCTATCTGCCGTCTGGGCCTGCGTCGATCTCCTGGCCAGTACCATTAGCTCATTGCCGATTGACTACTACCGCTATGGCGACCGCAATCCGGTGCCACTGCCGCGCATCCTGGAAGAGCCGAGCGCGATCTTTGACCGCGAGGATTGGCTGTACGCGGGCATGGCGAGCCTGCTGCTGACCGGGAACTGCTGGGGTGACCGTGTCTCGGACAATCAGATTGAGCTACTGGATGACGCTCTCGTCAGTGTACGGTTCAACGAGCGAGGGCAAATCGACTGCCGCGTGGCCGGCAAGCCGCGCGATTACTTCGATCTCTTCCACGTTCGCGCGTATCCGAAGGCGGGGGAGATCAAGGGACTCTCGCCCATTCAGTATGCCGCGAAGCAATCGACAGGGCTGGGATTGGCCATTGAGAAGTTCGCTGCCCAATGGTTCGGCGAAGGTTGTATCCCTTCGGCTGTGATTGAGACGCCGGAAGGTACGACGGTTGGGCAGGGGAAGAAGCTGTATCAGTCGATCACGCAGGGCGAGGCGGAAGGCGCCGACGATATGGCTGGCGGTCACCGTGGCCGGCACAAGCCGATGGTGCTCGGGCCTGGCGGGAAGTACAAGCCGATCACTGTGTCGCCGAACGAATCGCAGTTCCTCGAATCGTCGAAGGCAAACGTCAGCACGATTGCTCGTATCTTCCAAGTGCCACCGTCGATGGTGGGCGGTGACGAGGGCTCCTCGAATACCTATGCCAACGTGAACGAGCGTAGCCTCTTCTATTTGCGGTACGGCGTGAACCGTTGGCTGGTGAAGTGGGACCGTGCGTTGAGCAAGCTCGTGCCCAACACGCAGTATGTCAAGATCAAGGCTGCTGGTCTGCTGCGCCCAACAACCAAAGAGCGATACGAGTCCCATGCGATTGCACTCGGCAATGCGAAGAGTCCAGGTTGGATGACGGTTGATGAAGTCAGAGCACTCGAAGACATGCCGCCACTTGGGGGCAGATCCACCCCCAAGTCGAGCAATGGATCGCGTGAGGATGAGCCGGTCGAGCCGTGGGTGATGAGCTAATGCTGTGCGTCATTGTCGGTCTCGCATGCTTC